AGCAATACTAACTCTGCAGACATCGCATTTAAACCAAACCCAAATACGCTTCGCGGCGTAGATGTAGGCCCTACAACAGTAGCTATGAATGTAAGCGTTGGTGATAGCGGTGCAAATCGTGTCAACGCTCGTGGCGTTGGTGAAATGCGTGGGTATGGTGCTGCAACTAAAGGCCGTAAAATTAGCGGAAAAATGGGATAAGGTAGGTCAATGAACTACGTTCAATTAAGCCAAGCGATTCAGGATTACTCGGAAAATACCGAACAGCTGTTCGTGTATAACATACCCCGTTTTATCCAAGAGGCTGAAGACCGTATATATAACTCAGTACAATTACCTTCATTACGTAAAAATGTGACAGGTACACTGACTAGCGGTAATAAATACTTATCTTTGCCAAATGATTGGCTGGCAACCTATTCAATAGCTGTAATTGATTCGGATGGCAGTTATACCTACCTGCTTAATAAAGACGTAAACTTTTTACGTGAGTCATACCCAAACCCTACAACGGCTGTTGGCTTGCCTAAATACTACAGTATTTTTGGTTCTACATTGTCAGACCCTAATGAGTTATCGGCTATTATGGCCCCCACGCCTAATTCAGGTTATGGCGTTGAGTTGCATTACTTCTACTACCCAGTGTCAATCGTGCAAGGTATGGCGACTACGTTAGGTACATTGAATGCAGGTACAGGTTATATTAGTGGTGTGTATGCCAACGTTCCATTGACAGGTGGTAGTGGCACAAACTTAACAGCTACTTTTGTTGTGGTTGGTACGGTTGTAACTTCAGTTACTATTGATAACGGCGGGTCGCTTTACACAGTTGGCAACGTACTTACTGTAGATAACTCCTATCTTGGCGGTGCGGGCTTAAACTTTTCTATCCAAGTAGCAGGGATTAATAACGCTGCCGGTACTTCATGGTTAGGCGATAACTACGACCCAGTGTTGTTCTACGGCGCTATGCGCGAAGCTATGCTCTTTATGAAGGGTGAGCAAGACTTAGTTGCCTATTATGAAAACAAGTACCAAGAAGCGTTAGGCCAACTTAAACGTCTTGGTGATGGTCTGGAACGTGGTGATGCATACCGTGACGGTCAAACTAAACTTAAGGTTAATACTTAATGGCTATTGTTCAAACCCAGTGCACGATATTTAAAGTCAACTTGCTAAAAGGCACTGAGAATTTTAATGTAGGTTCTCCTTACACTTACAAGCTTGCTTTGTATACCGCTAGCGCTAATTTAGATGCTGACACACTTACATACACTACAACAAATGAAGTATCAGGTACAGGGTATACGGCAGGGGGTGAAGTGTTAGCCCCAACGGTTCCAACGAGCAGTAGCAGTACGGCTTATCTATCTTTTGCTAATGTGACTTGGAGTCCGGCTAGTTTTACTACTAGGGGTGCATTAATATATAATAGCACTACTGGAGCCGCTGTTGCGGTACTTAATTTTGGGGCGGACAAAGTCGCATCAAATAGCTTTACAATTACATTCCCCACGGCGGATGCATCAAACGCCATTATTAGAATTTCTTAGGAGTTTATTATGATTAAAGAAAAACAAGGCTTTGGTGATAACGCTGTAGCCACTTTACAAGCAAATGCTATTATCCCAGAAGGCATGGGTGTTGAAGGTTTCTACCAAGTAGAATGCCGTGACGCAGCTGGTAACTTAAAATGGGAAGAAGAGTTTCCTAACCTAGTTGTTGCTGTAGGTAAAGAGCTATTGCTTGATACATTGTTAACCACTTCAGGCACATACACAACAGTTGGTCCATTCTTAGGTCTAATCAACAATAGCACAACATTCGCTGCCGCTGATACAATGACTTCAAAAACTTGGACAGAACTTACTACATACACTGTAGGTGGTTCAGCAGTTCGCGGTACAGCAGTATTTGCAGCAGCTAGCTCATCAGGTCTAACTCCTTCTAACATAACAACATCAGCAGCAACTGCAATTACCTACACGATGACAGGTTCTGCAACGGTTTATGGTTGTTTCTTAGTAACAGGTACAGGCGCAGTGAGCACAATATCTAGCACAGCCGGTGTATTGTATTCAGAAGGTAACTTTGCTACTGCTAAAACAGTAACTTCAGGCGACACAGTAAGCGTTACATACTCTACTACAGCAACAAGCTAAGGAGTCCTAAATGGCTCTAGCGTTAAATGACCGCGTTAAGCAGACGGGTACGGCTAATACTACAGTTAGCTTTACCCTAAGTGGTGCATCTTCAGGCTTTCAAGACTTCACAGTTGTTGGCAACGGAAATACTACATACTATGCAGCTACTGATGCGTCAGGAAACTGGGAAGTAGGTATTGGCACGTATTCAACAACAGGCCCAACGCTTACCCGTACTACGATTCTTTCTTCCAGTAACACAGGTTCTGCCGTTACGTTCTCGGGCACTGTGGATGTTTGGGTAACTTACCCATCAGAGAAGTCAATTAACTACGATGCCGATGGTGTTGCAGTTATTGGCGATGCGCTAAACTATGCTGATACTGGTATTGTTGCTTCTTTTGCTTCTACTGTCGCTGGCTACAACCAAGTTGTTGTACAAAACAAAAGCACGGCTACTAACGCATCATCTAATCTAAACGTATCTAACAACACGTCGACCTCAACAACAGGCTTCGCTGAATTAGGTATTAACTCATCTACATTTAGTAATGGCCCCGGCTGTTTTAATATTCCAAACGCTGCTTATGTAGCCTCTGCGGGTACTGACTTGTCTATTGGTACATACGGCGCATACGACATTCACTTTGCGACTAACAGCAATACTACCGATTCAATGACTATCCACGATGGTGGCGGTATTGCGCTAGGTGGTTATGGGGACCCGGGCTTAGGAAACATTGCAGTTAATAAAATTGTTCCAGGATTTACGTCCATTACTTCAGCGGCAGGCGTAACAACTTTAGTAGCGGCTTCTACATACTACCAACGAGTCGTAGGTACTTCTACTCAAACTATTCAACTGCCAGACGCTACAACGCTTCTTAACGGCACAACCTTTATTATCGATAACAGCTCAACCCAAAGTATTACTATTACTGACGGCGCTACTACTACTATCGATACAGCTGTTGCAGGAAGTTTAACTTACATATATTTAATTAATAATTCTACACTTGCAGGCACTTGGGCTAAAAATCACTTTCTTCCAAGCTCATACGACTTTGGGGCTTCAACTGCTAACTTTGGTGCAGCGTCAATCACCAATGCTACTTGGACAGGCAATACAATTGCTACAGGGTATGGTGGTACAGGTTTAACTACATTTACTTCTGGTGGCGCGTTATACGCAACTTCAACATCTGCTTTAGCTACAGGCACGTTGCCAACAGCATCTGGTGGTACGGCACTAACATCGTTTACTTCAGGCGGTGCGATGTATGCAACATCTACTTCAGCACTAACTACAGGTACGCTTCCTGTGGGGTCTGGAGGTACAGGCATAACTACAACACCAGCTAACGGGCAAATCCCAATTGGTAACGGCACGAACTACACTGCCGCAACATTGACCCCTGGTACAGGGATTAGCATTACTAACGGCTCTGGGTCTATCTCAATTGCTTCGACTGTTACTTCAGGTGTTACTGTAACCGACGACACAACAACTGCCACAGCGATTTACCCTACACTTACAAGTGCAACTTCAGGTTCAGTTTCAGGGCTTAGTGTAACGAGCACCAAGTTTAAATTTGTTCCTTCGACAGGAACCATGACCGCATCTAACTTAGAAGCGGCTAACGGCATGATTACAAACAGTCAAACAGTGACAACAAGCTACTCTATTCCAAGTGGTTCAAATGCTATTGCTGTTGGTCCTGTAACTGTGGCGGGTGGTGCGACTGTAACAATTCCTTCTGGTTCACGATGGTTAGTACTGTAAATGTTCGGGGTAAGTGCATTCGCTCAGTCACCGTTTGCTTCACTAGCAAATAAAACGTTTCAGGATTCGATAACTGAAAACATTGACGTAGCTGATACGCTGGCTCAGATAGTTGCTTATCCAACAACAATTACAGAACCATTTAATATATTTAGTGATGACAGCCAAACATTAGCTTTATTCGCGAGTGTAATTGAAGACGTAGCTATGGCCGATGCAAATACGCAGCAGTCAACATTTGGTCAAACAATTACAGAACCAATAGCAGTGGTGGGAATAGAAACAATAAGTGCGCAGTTTGCGGTTAGTGACACAGAAAATATTACGATTGAGGATGTAGCTGTACCCTATTTTGCGGCTAATCAAGCAATTACTGAGCCATTTACGATGGCGGATATTTACGCAATTACTGCGGCATTCGCGCAGTCGGTTTTTGAAAACATAACGGTAGACGATGCGCAGACAGTAACAGCACAGTTTTTGGTAAGTAAAACCGAAAATATTACAGTAGCAGATGCAATAAGTATTGTTGCAAACTTCTTGGCTAGCGTTACTGAAGACGTGACGTTAGATGATATAAGCGCAACTATTTCGGCATTCTTCTTTACAATTGCGGAGAACTTTGACGCCGCAGAAGCTGAAAGCATTACCGCAGACTTTTTAGCATCACTGCAAGAGAATATAAATGTAACAGAAACAGACGCAGGTATTGCTGGGTTTGTAAGTGCAATTACCGAAACAATTGCAATGTTGGATAGTACTCGCACAACAGGTTGGATTAAAATTAATGACAATCAATCAGTAACTTGGAACGCGATAAATAATACACAATCACAAAATTGGATTATAATTGGCAATAATCAGACGCCAGGTTGGAACCCAGTGGATGATAATCAATAAGGAATAGCAATGGTCGTATATAAAATTACGAATACCATAAACAATAAAGTATATATAGGGCTTACAACGCGTACACTTAAAATACGCTGGGCGCAACATAAAACACAAGCTAAGTTTAGCCCTGATATACCGTTATATAGGGCAATGAATAAATATGGCATTGAGGCATTTGCAATAGAAATTATACATGAAGGAACTACACTTCAGGAAATACAACATATGGAACAAACATTAATCAGTCAATATAATTCACAAGTGCATTCAGGGTATGGATATAATGTGACTTATGGTGGCGAGAGCGG